GGCCAGACGATGTGACGCCGTCGAGCGTGATAGCGCCAGTGCCTGTCGATCCGTAGCGCCAGTCGCCAGCACCGTCGATGGACACAGCACCAAGCGAAATGGCGCCGCTTGCGACGACGTAGGACGTGCCTAGACCGTCGATGGCCACGTCACCCAACGTGACTACGCCCGATGCCTGGACCGTCGAGGTGCCGCTACCTGCGACGGTGACGGCATCCAACGTGATAGCGCCAGACGCGACAACGTAGGACGTGCCTACGCCGTCAATGGCGACAGCGTCGAGCGTGATAGCGCCCGACGCCGTCACGCCAGCCGCAACACCGCTAGGCGACAGCAGTGTCAGCAGCACGCGATCACCTCAGTGTCAGCAGTTGATTTAGCGTCACCTGTGTCGTCGCAATCTCGGCGTCGACGCTCGCGGCTTGAGCAAGGTCACCAATCGCCAGCGCCGACGAACGCAGTTGCGAGAGGTACGCCACGCGAGCTTGCGCCATGACTATCAGTTGTTCAATCGTCATCACACCACCATGCATCGCAACATGACGTTGGATGTGTTCAGAATCATATACACATAGGTGATGTTTGTTGCGCCGTCGGTGTAGCGAGCGTCAAAACACGTGTCGCCAGCAAGCGCGGCGCCTTGGGTGTAAGTCATCGTCGACCAGCCGTCCAGCTCGCCAGTGACGACGTTGAAGCGGAACCACCGGCCTGTGGCGTCCTTCTGGATATAGATACACTCGCTGTCGTAGTTGTATTTTGTGCCAGCGCCAAACACTTCAGTGGCAGGTGAATAGGCAACAGCAGACAGCCATGTGTTTCCGGCGATATCGTATCGGTCCAGGACGGCGCCAGCACCACCACGGAACGAGTAAATGTAGCGGCCATTCATAATGGCGCTTTCGTTGGTCCATGCGGCATCGGACGACTCGAAAATCCAGTGGCCCGACATGCCGACGGCGGGAGCAGCAGCGCGAGCAGCGCCGGGCGTCAACGTCGTCCATGTGCCAGCGGTGATGCTGTAGCGGTAGAGCGTGACGGCGGCGGAGCCCATGTAATAAATGAAGTCGTCGTTGCCTTCCAACGAGTAGACCGACGTCGCATCAGGCGCCGTTGTCCACGCCACCGACGTCGACAGCACCGTTGCCGTGTTGCTTGCAATGGTGCGGATTTGGCCAGCACCCGTGCCCGACACAATGCGAACCTGCGATTGCGTCCACTGATTGACGGCCCACGTTTTGGCGCTGTTGGTCAACGTCGACGCACCACCAGCGGTGGCCGTGCCCGTCGCGAATTGCTCATAGCTTGAGCCGACCCACGACGGAGTGCCAATCAGTTTTCCGTCGGTGCCGATGACGGCAGCGGGGGCGATGCCATCCGTAGCGCCGGTCTCGGCAGCCGTCCACGTATTGAGCGCAAGGTCGTAGAATTTGAAGACGTTTGCCGTCGTCGTTCCAGCGGCGGTGATGGCGTTGAGAACATACCAACGTGGGGTCAACAGCCGAAACGTCGTCGACGCCGTGAATGCCGACGCCTGGACAGGGACGGTGATGACGGCAGCAGCACCAATGGTGTTGCTGGCGATGACGAGGGTAGCGCCAGCGTTTGGCCCACCAGTGATGTGGATGGAGTACCCTCGGAGGTCACGCGCCAGCGTGAAACCCGTCGTAATCGTCGACGTCGTCCCAGCCGTTGCAGTGCCCGACGGACCGACGGCAGTGGCGACGCCACAAGCGCCAGCACCGAACGTACCGGCCAGCGCGCCCGACGGTATCTGATTCCACCCATCCTCTTGTGGGTTGTAGAGGTAATGCGCCGTCGCCGACGACATGAAAAGTTGGTTTTGCTTGAAGTGCCGTGACGAGGCGACGAACGAGCCCGCCGTCGTCGCGACAGGGGCAGGGCTGCAAAACTCCCAGCGTTTCAGGTCCAACAGTTTGCGGTTGCCGTTTGTCGTCGTCATCAGGTCACCACGATGTTGCGGCGCAAGGAGTCGGCACCCAAGCGCATCAGTGAAGGGATTTGCTCGGTGGCAGGAAGACCGCCGATGTTGGTCTGATTGGTCAACGTCGTCACCGTCGCCGCGGTCGACACTGCGACGGTACCTGCAACAGTGACCGTTTGACCGGTGATATTGACCAGCAGGCGCCCGAACGCATCAGGCATCGCCTGCCCGACGGTGCGCGTCATCGACTGCAGCAGCATGCGAATCGCGGCGAGTTGCTCGACAAGCTCACCCACGCCCTGAATCGGCATGGGGTTGGCAAGCGAAACGTCGCCGTCGTTGACGCCGTCGTCGCCGACGACAACCTTGATGCGCTGCAAGAGCGCACCGCCGACGTCGTCGGCAGCAATGACGGCGCCAGAGCCGGGTGTGTAGCCGATATTGTCGGGCATTAGACGTTGCCTTCCGTGATGGTCAGCGACGTAATCTCAACAGGTTGACCGGCGACAATCGTTGTCGTCGTGACGTTCAGGTCAGAGCCACTGTTGGCCACGTCGCCGTCACAAACAAACGCGCCAGTGGAATCCGTGAGATAGAAAAATGAAGCCGTGCCGCTGTTGTTGGCGCTGTTGTCGGTTTGCGGCGTGGTGATGGTGAGAACACCACCCGTCGACGTGCCGCAAGGATCGGCAAGCACGATCTCCGCCAGGAGCAGCCCAGCGGGCGTACCGCCTTTTGTTGGCTTGGAGCCTGCGTAGATGCGGAGCAGACCGCCAGTCGCGCCAGCGTCAATCGTGGAGCGAATCAGGTCGACGCGAGAGTTGCGGACGGTGTCGGCGATGCGGACGGCCACGTTGTCACCTCAAGAGAAAAGCCCCGCCGCTATCGGCGGGGCGTGCCGTCAGTCTCAGACTTCGCCGATTTTCATCAGGCTCAGAGCGAAATCGCGGAAGGTTCCGGCATGGGTGTTGGTGCCCACGCGCAACTGTGCTTCCACGGTATCGCCGACGACACTGATGTCGACGATAGCCATCGCACAGCCGATGCTGTTGCGAGCAGCGGTAGCCAACTCGGTCTTGCGTGCGCCGATGCCTTTCTGTGCAGCGGCAGCACCGCCACTGACAGCCACAATCTCGACGTCAAGCACGGCGCTGTTGGTGCCGATGACGTCGCCGACGGCAGCCATCACAAGATACTTGCCGAACCCGGCAGGCGTCGCGCAAGTGACCTTGCCAGTCGCACCGGCGAAAGTCAGACCGCCGTTGGTCGTATTGGTGTCCTGAAGAAACAAAGCCGCGTCGAGGATGGCCTGTGGCGTGGCAGCAAGTGCCACGGTAACAGTCGATCCAGTGGCGTCGTTGATCTTGGCAACGACGACGTTGTGCGTGCCGCCAGTATTGAAGCCTGCAAGTGAACCCATGGTGAACCTCTAGCGCCGTTGGCGCTGTTGTTGATTGATGCGCTCGGCTGATTCACGCGCAATCTTTCGCGCCTGTTCCGAGGAGAGAGAGGGGGATGATTTCTTGATCTGTTCCGCGACTTTGTCGACGGTGTTGGTCTTGATCTCAGACACGGACACCGCCTTTTTGCGACGAGACAGCGCGGACCATTTGCGTGATCGTCTTGGCCACATCGCCAGCTTGTGACGACTCAAGCTGCGCCTCCGCTTGGCGCTTGGACTCGACGGACTTGCTGATAAATGCAGCGCGGGCGTCTTCCCATTTTTTGAGCATGTGCTCGGGATGTTCGCGCTTGATGACGTCCTCTTCAAACGACGTGAACTCATCGCCCGTCGGCATGACCTCGCCAGGCGCCATCGTCCATTCGCTCACATGCTCGACGAGAAACACCGGCATCTGCTTGCCCGCCACGTCGATCCGTTTGGAGAGGATGCGAGCCAACGCCTGACGTTGGCTCGTAGCGTCGCCATCGCGAGTGATGCCACCGTCGACGATATCGATGGTGTGCGGGTCTTTGATTGAGCGGAGTCGGATAGTGCGTTTCACGTCGGCGCCTCATGGGAGGGGAAAGGAAAAGAGCGGGGCCACATGACCCCGCTCTCCAACAGAATCAATCAGGTCTTTTCGTAGATGATCTTCACGCCGTGTTCGTCGGTGTGCTCGGCAACAGCCCAGCACCAACGACCGACGGCCAGCAAGCTGTCGTCGGCAAGGTCGTACTGAAAGCCCAACGACGGCTCGTAGCGTTCGGTCATCTCAGCGAAGCCACGCACGCTACCAGGAGCGCCGGTCTCGCCACGGCCAGCGACGATGAGGGCGGCGACACGGTCGACGGCAGAGTTGGCCGTGGCCATGGCGTTCTTGTTGGCGGCGTAGATCGGGATGCCGCAGAAGCCACCACGGAAACCGTTGCGCGAGACGTCGGGGCGCTGATTGAAGAAGCTCAGATCGGCAGCACCGTTGCCGGTGAAGACCGACGACAGAGCAGCGCCGCTGCCCGATGACGCGAGGGTACGGAGGTCGCCGACGCCAATCTCTTCGAGGACGAAAACGAGGTCTTCGCTCGAAGGATTGTTGTCGAGAAGTTTCGTCATGGCGTCGAGCAGGGTGGCGAATGACAGCGGCTGATTGGTCGTACCAGCCGACTCGGAGAGACCGGAGAACAACGCAAGGGCATCAGTCTCAGCACGCAGGTAGTGGCTCTCCAGGATCTCCGTCATGGCGTCGCGGACGAGAGGCAGAGCGCCGGCGCCGTTGCCTTGGATGGCGTCGATCACCTGTGAGCGAGCCACACCAGGCAGCGCGAGTTCGATGGCGTCAGCGGTCAACTGAATGCCCTGGACCTTGGTCGACGGCGTGATCGAGATGTTGGCGACAACGCCAAGGGTCTGGGGATTGCTGAACGCGGTCGCTTCGGTGTCGTCGACGGCGGCACTGATCGCGGACTTCTTCCGGATCTTGCGGACCTTGGACGAGCGACCGGAAATGTCGGCCATGTTCAAAAAGGGAAGCAGGACGTACTTGCCCCGCAATGGGTCAAGCGCGATCTGCGACATGACCTCAGTAAGGAGCCAGTTGGCGACGGTAACGGACGTGGAAACTGCCATGATTCGATCCTTGTGCGGCGCTCAGCCGCGTTGGGTTATTGCGCCTTGGATCGGGCGAATCGCCCGACGCCAAGGGAAGCACTCGACGACGAGCGCCCGGACATTTTGGAGGCCAACCACGCGGACCATCCTTGCGGATCGCGTGCCTTCGCCTCAGCGGCTTTCTTGCCTGTCACGTCAGACAGAGCCTCGTCAAAATCGACGACGGACACGGCCGGCGGCGCACCCATCGACGGAGGCACGCCAACGGTCTTGAGCGGCGCCGTCGACGTCGAGCGAAACGCCGCAAGGATCTCGCGCTTGGCATCAACGTCGCCCTGCTTGGCGTAGACGGCGCGCACTGCCTCGGGGAGTGCGGCAGCCTCACTGTCGAGGCGCTTTGATTCAGCCTCTTCGTAGGCGCGCCAACGATTGGCGAGCGGCTTGTACGCTTCGATCTCTGTCAGCCGTTGGGCCATTTCCTGACGGAGCGCCGCAAGCGCAATCGAGTCAGGCGACGGCATGGACGGCGCAACAGCAACAGGCTCAGGCGAGGGTGCGGCGTCCACGGGTGGCGCGCCGTCAAGGGCGGAGGGGATGGTCATGTCAAGGACATTATCATTATGTAACCGCTTGTGCAAGCAAGGCTAGAATGGCGTTTCAATGCGACGTCCTTTGAGTCTGCGACAGGGTAACGGCAAGAATCCGCATGCCGTTTGGCGCTGCTGTCGTCAGTCGGATTTCAACGATTGGGTTTTGCACGACAGCGGGTGACAGCG